TAAACGTAAAGTGGAAAGTTCCAAGCCACAAGCTGCGTCTGATGTACCTGATATTAAAGCAGAAGACGCAAAACCTGGTTGGATGACGGCTTTTATTGATAAGCTTTGGCTTAAAGTAGAGTCGCCTGAAACCAAAACAATGGTTCCACAGGAATTAATCTCTTCAGTAACTAATAATTGCTGCTGGGGTTCGTTCTTTACCCAGGGAGATGGACGTTCTTTGGGATGTGGAGTTTTCTTTCCACGCAAGTCTGTTATGTGGTTTCCTAAACACATGACTTACCCAAATCTGGATATGACACTTCCCCAGGTTAAGTGTTTTGAGGTGAAAATCTTTAGACACGATAAACCAGGAGGAGTGTTCAAAATTAGGGTCAATGTTGATCTTTGTTACAGTTTCCCAGATATTGACATGTATGGAGTCTATGTCCCAAATAGCCCCGACTTTAAGACTGTAAAAGGTCTTCCGGAATCTTTGCCGAAAGGCAGCTGTATGGGACATATGATTGTGTCTTCCAAAGACACAGAGAAAAAAGTTGCACCTTTGTCTCCGAAGTTTGGGTATTCGGGACATAAATTCATGCAAAAAATGTATGGTGCTACATATAGATCCGAACATGCCGTTTCCGGATCGTGTATGAGTCCTATTATTAGTGAGAGCAAATCTCCCTGCATTGTAGGATTTCATATTGGAGGAAATAATCAAACCCACGAAGGTGTGGCCATGACTATTACCTCTCAAATGGCAAAAACGTGTAACGCATGGTTGGAAGAACACGCTGGCTTTTTGTCAGCTGAAGCTACTAACTTACCACATGCTCAATACGATATTCCTTTGATTACTTCGACTGAGGCTCATCCAAAGGCTATCCATATTCAACAACTTCCTAAGGAAGCGTTTGTGGATGTTATTGGGTCAACTAAGGTCAGGTCTGAGCAAACCACACAAGTTCAACCTAGCATTATTGCTGAAGATGTCAAAGAGGTATGTGGCGTTACAAAAGAATATGGTG